AGATATCGTCGTAGAGGCTTCAGACCCAAAAGAACCACCGTCACCCTCATCCAATGATAAATCTTGACAAGGACATGCTTCACAATCAGGATACGATAACATTGGTAATGCTATACGTTTAAATGGATTTTCTTTTGAAATTGGTTTTATGGCCGATTTTTTACAATCTTCTTTTTTCTTTTTTACTGATATCGCAGCAATAATTAAACAAATCCCATATATAACAACGTTTATTATCCATATTATTATATTTATTATTATACGAATTATAGGGTATAAAAACGCCAAAACATGTAACACTATTATTAATGTAACAAATGTTGGAGTTAATAACGTTATTAATATATTAAATAAGAAAAATAAAAAATCAAAATTTTTCACCCCATCATTAACCGGAAATCTATTTGTTGTTGTCGTACACCCTCTATCTGTAATTTCTTTAATACCTAAATGTCTACTTCGGTTAAACCCCCATTTCCATCTATCCACAAAATTAGCAATAGTATATACCTTATTATAGTTAAACTCATAAAACCTATCTTCACAATTGACCGCCTCTTGTATCATCTGTTGGCCAATAGTTGTGCTTGCATCCCCATATTCGTTCCAATCTAAACTAAATGCGTATGAATATAATTGGGCGTTTAAATCTGTTGGAGCATCATTAGCACCTGAAGACCATCCCCATTCTTTTATATTTGGTACTAAATAATCACCTCTCATGATGTCATTATTCATCCCATCCTCATTTTGATATTTGATTCTAAATCTATATTTTGCCTTTGTTGGTATGCCGACAGCAGGGTCATTTGATAATATTTGTTCTCCAAATTCATTTGTGGTAACATAATCCAAGTTCATTGGTACTTCCGTTAACCATGTACCTTCATCATCAATTATTTTACCCCCCTCAGGCAAACTATATTGTTCAAGTACAGGTCTACCATCAACATCGTAGTTAATAGTCTGTCTAATCGCCAAAATGGTACCCGAAGCAGAAACTAAATCACAAAGATTACCAGAATTTTTTTTAGGTTTACAATTTGTTTTTAAAAAATCCTCTTCACTTGTTGAAAATATTGACCCCATAAAAATTGCATGAGGTTTAATATCAATACCAAAATCACGAAGATCAAAGTCAGACCTTGTAATTCCAATATTACATAAATCGGTTTCACCCCAAAATGATGTCACGTCAATATCATTTTTAATATTAACTAATTGTGGTAGTGAACCTAAATCGGTTGAAGATTTAAATTGATCTCCGTTAAATTGTTCGGGACCCGCCAAACCTGATCTAATAAAATCAGCGGGACGTAAAGAGAAACAACCTATGTTTGATAAGTCTAAATCTAATACTAATGTTTGAATCCCTAATGGTGCACCAATAATCATAAAGTCACCACTTTCGTTTGTTTTAACCGTAAACTTGTAATATTTTTCGTATACCTCTAAAACTTCACTTCTTGTTAAAACATCCTCTCTATCAGGAAATGTTCCTGTTGGTGTGTGTCCACCATATTCTTGTCGATAAGGTAAAAGGTTATATCTATATCCGTCTTCATTTTTTTGGTCAACGGTTTTATATGGGTACAAGGTAGATATTACAGGGTCAGTTTCATCAATAGACTCTAAAGGTACAAATATCGATACGTTAGCGTTTGGTACCCCATAACCTCCGTTTACAATCACCCTACCCGCAACAACACCATAATCGGCACAGAATCTTGTATAAACATCTTCTTGTCTTAATTTTAAGGATAATATTTCCAAAAAATCAAAATCTTGATTGACGTTTATTCTTATGTTTTTGTCTGTACCCGGTTGGGTTCTTATGCGATAACTCTTGGTCATTGATCTTTTAAAAATAAATAGTTATGTTCCTCATTTTAAAAAATAAGTCATAACATTTTAAAATAAAGAATCTTATGAGAAATCTACAGTTGTTAGGTTTTTAACACGTACCTTGATGTCTTTATTTGTGTACCTAACTTGATAGATTTGTGTCGGTTCAGAATAGATAGTGTCATCTATTAATTGAATCTGTCTTGTTGTTTTATCGACATATCTTTGTGACGTTTCAGATATTGAGTATTGACCACCAACTTTATTAAATACTTTAAGATCGGATAGTGTGGATACTCCAGCAGTGTTTTGAATTAATCTTCTAACGTCAGATACATTAACATTTTGACCTAATTCTCTATTTTCAGGAGCCATATAATTTGAAATACCGTTAATAATTTCGGTAATGACTTGTCCTTGATTTCTATCTGATTCTAACACAACATAAATATCATACTCCAAATCAATTACTTTTGCAACATCAATAGAAATGTAGTCATTAATCATTCTATATTTTGAAAGATATGTTGCCAAATTACTTTTTAAGTTGTTAGAAACGGTTTGTGTTAATTTTCCAGTATCGTCGTAAGATAAAATTTGAATTGTAATTTTATTATTATTTTCAGTAATAGAGACCTTTGCAGGTGCACCAAACTTACCTGGCATTGTATCAATTAAAGATTTATAGTCATTAATCGTTACCGCCCTTTTTTGAGCAGAAAAGTTAAATGTTACCATATTTCTAACTTCTTCTGTTGATGGAGGATTTGCACCCCCAATTGCCGCAGTAACATTATTAACACTTAAAGATTGTCTTACATTTGTATTAATACTATCGGATGGTCCATTAATTGCAAAATCTAAAGTACCGATTTGATTAATAACCCCAACACCAACATTTGAACCTAAACCACCACCAATTCTATATTGAACAAATATGGTTGTGTTTGGTTGAACGGTTAATCCTAATCCTATGTTATTTTGGTAGTTTGCCAAATCTAATTTAATTCCGTTTTTAGCAAAATCAGTTAGTTGTTGTTGTGGTGTTGTGGTACCTCCACCAAATTGTATTTTTAAGAACCCTTCAGGTGTGTATTCGCTGATGAATCTATTTTCAGTTTTAATATATTTCCCAACTTTAACACCAGCATTGTCTGTTGGTTTTGTTGGGTCTTCGATAAATACCGTATCTTCAGCCAATGCGTCAACCTCATACCAACGACTTGTTGAATTAACAAAGTCAGAATAAGTTGGAACATTAGGGTAACTTGTCCCTTCTTTTTGTATTATAGATGTAATACCTAAAACGTTTCTTTCAGGTAAGAAAAAATTAAAGAATGGTACAACGTCAGATGAGTTAATAACTCTTTTAAACACTTTAGTAGTTCCATTAACAACCACTTCCCTTTTTGTGATTACATAATTAACAATCTTATTATTTGCATCAAAGGTTGGTATCTTTGTTCTATTAACAAAACCTTCAGGGTTATATTGTGTACTAAAGTCGATATCATATACTGTTTCAAATACTGTTCCTCCTCCATTAAATTGTGACCCTGCTCTTAAAATACCTAAATAACGGTAATCTTCACTATCCCCAAGTGGTGGTACCACAATAGAAACATCAACAACAGCAACAGATGGTCGATATCCTGGAATTTTTAATCCGTACGTTCTTGCGATATTATAAATAGATGATCTTTGTTGTGCGTATTGAAGTACGGTTTCTTGCACACTCCTATCTATTTGATAATTTAAATTGTCGGCTACGGCAGCATTTAAATCCATTAAAACTGAAAATATCGAAGCGTCGTTAAATTTTTGTACTATATCAGGATAATACTGTTTAGTATAATTTATTAACTCTTGTCTTATACCTTCAAAATCCCTTTCAGTATAATTTATTTTTTTATTAGCCATAATTAAATGTTAATTATTATAAATTCTCGACTACCAAACGCCTTATTTTCGTCGGTATAATCTATTTTTAATTTTGCAGTATACTCGGCGGTGTTAGCACCAGGTATTCTATATATACTAGCTTGACCTAAAAGTTCATAATCAAGTTGACCAACAACATCCCCACTTTCAACGTAAGGTTCAACAGTAATACTATTGATTGTTAGGTTTGGTATGTATTTTTCAACCTGTTCTTCAATTTCAGTCTTAATGCTTTCAAACGTTTCACCGTCTAAGGGTTCAAAAATAAATTCGTATATTCTTGTACCAAAATCAGGTAAATAATACCTACTACCCCTTCTGGTTAATATAA